ATCTGCAGTACTAGCCTCACCAGATTTAATGCGGCGAAGAAACTCTTCGGTAACTAGGTTATGTAATTCGTTAAAAGCATCTTCCGTAGCTTTCTGTTTAGGTGCCATAGTGTCCGTTAGTAAGTAAATAAGTCAAGGCTTTAGATAGTATTGTTGGGCTATCTTTTAAGTAACCAAGTCCACGGTTGCAGTTATTGCAAAGTAACCCACGAACTTCATTCGTTTCATGGTTATGATCTACTCTAAAACGTTCTCCGGGACCTCCAGGGGTATCTGTACCACAAATAGAGCAAAGGCCATTCTGCTGTTCGTAGAGTAAATCGTAATCCTTTAAAGTAATACCGTACTGAGTTCGGTACTTCCAAGTTCTTGCTCTTTGAGAATCACGAGCTTGCTGGTTTCTGCATTCCTTACAAGTGTTACGTTTACTCTCAAATTTGTCCAACTCTTTTTCTATCCCGCATTTAATGCAGGTTTTCTTAGCCATTTCTCAATACAATCTGGTCCAGCTTGTTCTCGATTCTGATCATGTGATCCTCCATCTTTTGCAAGGCATTAGCTAGCTCCTGACGAGGTACGTATTTCTCAGCAAGGCGCAATTCAACACCGTCAATACGCTTGTCTATTTGATCCATACGTAAGTTAGAACGTGAACTGATAGCCATAACACCGCCGCTAACACCAATAACAAGGGAGATAACTCCTGTAACAGCAGCTTCAATCATCACATGTACCCAATGTAGACCTGTACACCGTCTGCAGATACAGCAGTAGCATCTAGCAAAGTATCACCATCAGTGATTGAATATGCAATACCGTCAGTAAACGTGATACCACTGGTAAAGTTGATCTCTTTAGATGAGTTAGCTGGCACATGAATAACAATCATCGGTACATCTGTACCAACAACTGGTGCTGTACTTTTATTGTACAACCGAAATGCAATAGAATTGTTTCCACCACCACCGCTGTGGGTGTTATGAATGATCATGTTAAAAACAGCACCAGAACTACCCTTTACAGAAGTAGCATTGGCACTGTTATCTGAGCTTTTGAAGTGAACTTTGGTTGCTACAGGTAGTTGACGCTCATACCTGCCAGGTGTAATATTGTAAGTAGTGCTAGCCATTCTCCCTCATTAGTTTGATTAATTTATCAGCATACTGAGGATCGGTGGCGTAACCTTCAGCAACAAGAAGCCGTGCACACTCTTCGGGAGAACTTGCACGATTGACGCCTTTAAAGCGTTGATAGTCCCGATACCAGCGGTCTACAAGGTAAGAGACACAGGTTTGGAGATCAGGGAAGTCAATAAAGCCAGCTTTAATGGTAATCCATTGACCATTGATGAATTCTTTGGTTTCACGGTCAGAACCTTCACCTTTGAGACCGAAGTAATTGTTCTTACCAGAGGTGTGTTTACCGTATCCACTCTCTAGTGCCCACTGAGCAGCTACAACGGATGGAAACTTAGAACCAGCTTTAGAAGCGGCAGTCAGTACTCCCTTCCAGGTGTTAGTAACAGGAGTAATAGGTTGTGGTGTAGTGGTAGGCCTGAAGGTCATGAACCATCCAGTACCTTTGCCTTCTACTTCCCAACGTGGTAGCCAGTTCTTCCAGGAGTATTTAACGTCCTTACCTCCGCTACCAATAGTAATGTACCCTCCGTTGACGTTATCCATTTCACCGTAGGGGTCATGGAAGATACCACGTTCTCCATCATCACCGATGAGGAGCATCCAATGCCCACCACCAACTGGTTGGGATACATGTCCCTTATGGAGGATACCAGTAGCAACTGGATAGCCAGCCTTGAGTTCATTAATGAGATTCTGGCGTGTACCTTTGGTGTAAAAGGAAGCGAGAACTCCGTACTGCTGACAGGCTTTAACTTGACTAGTAGATGATGTAGTATCGCCGTATTTGAGAACAGTTTTTAAATAAGCATCATCAGCATTACTACCAGAAAGCGCCCCAGGAAGGAGATACTTGATGGCCATAGCACACGTGGAGCTAAAGCACATCCGATCACCATGACCTGTGGCGCTATCAGTTTGTGGGTAGTACTGCTTAACAGGCAGCAGCACCATGACGATTACTTGAGAGAGTCCTTAATACGTTGGATCTGATCGTCTTCCTTACGCAGGGGTTTCAATGCATTAACACCAGCAAGGAAGAGTTGAACAAGACCATTAGACTTGAGTTTAGATGCACCGATGACTTCAGAGCCAATGAACAGTGCTAGGAAAGCTAGTGCCTCATAGGACACTTTGATGCCAAGGATGGTAATCATTTGTTTGTACCGTTAGTGAATCACCAGGGAACACCCGAACCAGAGACCGGGTTACGTTGAAGATCGAGTTGCCCCTGGAGTGCATCTTCAATCTCTTTGATCTTTTCATCACCAAACTTATTAGCTACCCAAGAGACAACAGTGAACTCATCAAGCTCACCGTAGGGAGTCATAGCGATAGGATCAGCGGGATCCAAGCCAATACTGCCGTATGCACCGGCAGAGTACACATCATCGTTAGCTTGAATGGTGTAGTGAACAGTGGTAATTTCACCCGTAGCGAGCGTGCGCTCAAGGTTTGCAACTTTCCAGGTAAAGGAGGTAGACATGGTTTTAAATAACAGGGATTTGGTATTCTTGGGTTGTGTTTGCATAGTGCTTCCAAATGACATCAGCAGTATTACCTGCCCAGGATGCAACCTGAGCAACAGGAATACCTGCCTCAATCCAGTGGCTGATAGCAGTATGCCGTAAATCATATGGGCGATAGAGGCTGGAAATCATCTCAGCTTCACGCAGTTTCATCATCCGCTTACGGAAGTAACTTTGGAAGGCAAGACGATCCCATGGGAAGATATACTCACTGGTTTGTTCCAATGAATTTAGGATCCCAAGGCACTTTTCATTCAGCGGTACCCAACGCTTTTTATTCGTTTTTGTACTGTTCTTTAGCCCATGAGTGAGCGTATAGTTTTGGTGTACAAGAATCTTATTATCTTTGATATCATCCCACAGCAGAGCACGGACTTCACCAGTACGCATAGCAGTTTGCAGCATAAATTCAGCATACGCTGCCCAGCTAACGTTACGGTAAGCACGCTTAGCTTCAAGAGAAGCAAAAACAAGTCCTAGCTCAGTGCGTGGGATGACGATGATTTCCTCATCCTTTTGAGGAGCTTTGGGCATACGGAAGGATTGGATAGGGCTGCGTTCAATTAAAGCCACATCCTCCTGGCTAGCCCAACGGTAGAGGCTTTTAAGGTACATGGCTACCTTACGAGCAGCCAGAACTGGCTCCTGTTGAAGAAGCCAGACCATGATTTTACGTCCGTCTGTTGCGAAGTCTTGATGGGGAGACCGGGCAAGCCATTTGGAAACCTGCTTGTAGTCAGACGCTAAACTGGTCGGTGCAAGCGAGATGGAGCGTTCGGCTGTGAACTGAGCCCAGGCGTCAACAAGGGTGAGAGACATAGTGGTAGAAGGCGGTTAAGCGACTATGGAGCCATCCTAGCCCACCTCCTACCAGCTTGTCAACCCCCCTAGTGAAGGGGACTACGACCGATCAGCGAACTAACCATTCTTCAATGGAATCGTTGATGTCGCGCATCTTGATCCAACGGGAGCCAGTGATCTGCCCCTTGCGGATGCGGAGCTTGCCCATCAGACCCACGCAATCCCATTCAGGGCGTTCTTCACGGGAAACGTATTCCACCTCAGGGTCGTAGGCGGGGTTGAGCTTGCGGCGCTGTTGGATGACCGTGTTACCGTCCTCATCCTCGACTTCGTAATCCTCTTGGATGTAGGTGCCGAACTCATCGCGCAGGTACTTGCCGCTCCACTTGTTCCAGGCGGAGTCACCAACCACGCTGGGATTACCAGAGATCACACCGATTGGATCTTCGCCAGCAACGGCTTCGCGGATCTTGTCGCCGTCTAGGACAACGCTGATGCCACGGCGGTCTTCTTCGTCGGGGTTGGAGTCGGACCACTCGAAGTATTCGGCGTAGTCAGCGCCGCCGCCAGACCATGTACCGTCAGCAAAGGCGTTGCCGTCGCCGCGAAGGTTGAACTCGACATCGCTAAATACGCCTGTTTCTAGTTTAACAAGAGAGAAAGCGCTATTAGCTGCCCTTGTGGACGTAGCGTGAATAGTGTTATTTGTGAATGATGCATCTGTGCTCGTAATGACTACACCGGGCTGATTAGTAGTCTGGCGAATCTCATGAAATTCAGTGTTTACATCGTGATAAGATCCAGAGTTGGAGATTTTAATGCTACCGCCCTGTTTAATCCTCATGTGCTCCGTCGGAGAACTCGCCCCATCCGCAGTAGTGGAGAACACTAACCTGCACGGAAGATCATTTACTCCAGGCGCCCCATCGACATACGCTTCGATGTAAGCGCCTGCTGTTGCGTAGTCCGTCCCATCATCACCGGCAAAAATTATGCCGCCAAGTGAGTCTCCGTTGTTGACAATCGTGTAAGAGCCGTAAGTTGTATTACGGCTTTTGCTGAAGTTAATGTATGGGCCACCAGCACTTGCGCCTCCCCAGTGAAGCCCTAGAGGTCTATCGCTTGATGGATTGCCAACAATTTGCTGAACAGCCGCTCCTCCAGCAACTGCAACACTCGTAGAC